TCTGTCAGTTTTGAAGCAACTGCCAATATTGCCGTTGTTTCGCCATAATCAACGGACAAAGTTACCAATCCTGTTGCAAGTTTCAATGCATCGTCCGCTTCATGGACAAATTCATCGCAACCATTATCACGCAAAGTTTGAGCACCATAACCAATACGAGTTCGACCATCACGCTCATATTTAATTGCTGATATGGCAAGAGTGTTTCTTCGTTCTATAACATTATCAATTTCTCTAACATTATTTTTTAGACGAAGATCCGAATACGCGGTGACGTTACCATTAAACGTAGTATTGCCGGAATTATCCATTTGCATTTGCCACAACCCACCAGAAGGGTTCTAAATGCCGGTGGTACTTCCGTTTGACATTAAAATTGCGTTGTTAGGAAAAATACCATATCCGCGCCAACCGTTTAAACCACCACCATACGTTCCAATGTTGCCATACGAAAACTCATTATCTGCGGCACGAATGCCGCGACCATAACTTTCCCAGTAAACACCAGTTGCACCTTGTGGACGGAACCAATTATCAGCAAGAACGTAATGTAATTGCGAAGTGGAATTTGGGTTAACGTAATAACCGGTGTTGTTGCTGTCGTAGAAGATAGGAGCACGCATATCTCCTGATGCAATTGCTACTCCACTTTGATTAACGGTAAAAACATTATTCCCGCCACTACTTCTATAAATTAATGAATCTGCGGCTTGTATATACCAATGGTTACTATGATATTGAATTTTTCCACTAAACTCACCTGTCCATGTAGAAGAATCTGAACGCCAATCACCAACGGTTCTTAATGATGTTGTGCTAGCGGGGTCTAAATAATACCCAGTGTTATTGCTGTCGTAGAAAATTGGCGCACGCATTGACGCATTGGCTTGCCAAACACCATTGTTTAAAATCCATCCTGAATTATTTGCAGAATTAAAATCACTACCGCCAACACCTCTGCGGAACACCCAGCCACGCCCGTCAGTGTCCATTGTAAAGTACGTGTTGTACCCGTCACCGCTACCGGTCGGGTTTGGGAATTCACCGCCATTGGCTTTAAAACCAATTGCTGATGTTGTAGCGTCCCCAGAACCCCAAAAGAATATTTGGTTTCTGCTGTCAGTAGAACCTAGGTCTCCACGAATAGCAACGCCATACATAGAGGAAATGTCTGCAAAATCCCCGTAATAAACAGTGTTATTGCTGTCGTAAAAAATTGGTGCGTTAACTGACACTGTTCCAGTAATAGTCCTAGCAGAAAAATCGCCGGAGGCATCTCTAGCAACAATAGTAGATGCTCCATTAGAACTAGAGGCTGTGGTTCTATCATTGGCTAAAGTTCCCGTTGATATGGAAGAGGCATTTAGACTGGTGATATTTGCACCAGAAAAAGTTGCTGTACTAGATCCAGTACCTCCAGCCGTGACTGGTAAAGTGGCTGAATTAGGAACTTCAACAGTCGATCCATTAACAATAACAGCCCTGCCAGCCGGATAGACTACAAATACGTTTTTAGTTCCAGCAGGAAAATCAACTAAGTTGTTACTATTAGAAGAGGCAAGAACAGTGTCACGGGAAAGCGTGGTACCAGAAGAGGTATACGTTCCAATCCCTACTTCCCAATCTGCATTAGCCGTAATTGTGTAATACGTTGTGTTCGCATTTCCAATTACGCTAAAACTAGAAAATCCGGCAGTCGCTCCCGCAAGAGTGAACGTGCCGGTTCCCGTAGTAGTAGAAGTTTCTTGAACCCTGTCCTTGACTACAAAGGCCATTTATAACTCCTAATTACGCAATCCTAATAATTGCGTTTGATGCGTCGTTAGTTGGGAAAATGATGGTGAAGTCACCGTCCGAAGCCGTTTTGTCTGCACCAAAGTCCAATACACAGACCGATGCATTGGTCAACGTGGTATTAGCGTTGCTATTTGCTGAAGGTGTGCTGTTATAAATCAGAGCGCCACGAGCAGTAAAGTTAGCGTTTACAAAAGTCTCATCAGAGAAGTCAGTAAAGCCCGTACCGGTGTTGGCGTTGATGTTAGTTGCAGTTACACCTGTGTTAGTCAAAGCCTGACCGCCAGCCGAGTAGTTAGTGCCAACAGTACTAACTTCGTCAGAAGAGGTGTAAGCAGTTGTATTAGCATCCAATGAGGCTGAGGATGTATACAGAGCGAGTTTAAAAACGTCTGCGCCAGTATCAGCCGACGGACGGAAATCATGCACTCCAAGCAGAAGTTCTGCTTTGAATGATGTGGTCATTGCTTGCGTAATAGCCATGTTAGGCTCCTTTATTCATCTAAAAGTTTAACAAACTCAGGATGTCCTGCTTTCCTGAACTTAACAGCCAATGTCGTATGATGCGACTTAATGGCTTCCTTCATATAAAACACCAAAACCTGACGGATTTGATTTTTAAACGCCTCTGCTTGATCCCGAATAGCAGGATGCGTCTGCGAACCTACAGAAATAATTTTGTCCAAGGCTCGTTCTGCAACTTCTTCTGGCGTAAAACCACGACCAGAAGTTGTTAACACTTTGACTTGACTGCCCCCTAAAAGAAAGGCTACTTCGCTCATTGTGCTCATCGGACTGGATACCTCGCTTGTTCGGTTCTGTACATGTCTTGACGGTCTTTACCTTCACCAAGTTGTTTCAACATAGCAAGTGCTTCATTATAACGGGCAACATAGTTGTCGTTAACATCTTTCTCACCCTTCATAAACGCATAGGCTTCTAACAATGACCCATAAAGAAGAGCGGAATCACAGTTAGTACCAAGCCAAGTTGTACCCGATGTAACAATAGACGCTGGATAGGCGTAATAAAGCAACTCCATAGTGTAGTCTGCGTCTGGAGTCGGCCCTAAAATAAACGAATTCTCATCAAAAATAGCGTAATGAGTAGGAGCACCTGTGTCGGTAATTATTGGAAAAGACTCCCGTATAAACTCAACATCTTTATTTAGCAAGTAATCGTAACTTCCATCAGCATTAATTCGCGCTAATGAGAATGTAGAAAGCCAATCTATAGGCGTGGCTAAGAACCTATTACCCGTCGTACAACTACCTGTTACGTTCTCTCTTGAGACCGGGAGTTGAACGCTGTTATAAATCCTCTGCTCAGCCTGACGGATGAACGTATCAACCTGATCTTTTGTAAGAAAAGACGTGGTTGTAGCAGTGGTAGTGGCGACCACCGTATCTGGGAAATTATTCTCAGCGTAGGCTTGTATGGTCTGAAACAGCGTTGAGTAGTTCACGACTTACCCCAATTTTTTACTAGAGTTAGTGCCTTTTGTAGCCGCCCCAGTACCCCGAGTCTTTACAGTCTGTGTGTTCGGAATATTATTGGGGTAGCCGTTATAACCAAAAGACGCCTCATCACCTTTTACGGCAATACTGCCCTTGGCTACTGCGCTTGACCCCGGCCTATCTTTTTGGGGCTTAACGTACTTGTTGTCATCTTTTGCCATGATTAGATCCCTGTCTTTTTAGACGGCGCACGCATCGGACTACGCTGATTCATAACTTTAGCCATGTTCCGACCATATTTCATCATGTCGGCGTTGGTTTTACCACCAGCCCGCATTTTCTTTACACCGTGCATTTTTTTCTCGTGGGACTTGACTTCAGCCCTAGCCACCCTTTTCATTGCTGTCTTTTGCATTTTTTACTCCTATGTAGTTGTTACAGTTACAGTCCCTACCTCCCCGTCCCCCACCAGAAAATTCTGTTGGAATGGGAGAAGTAGAGGGTTATAGAATCCTACCGGGTTCCACCCCCACGCGACAATCCTACTACCTTGGGTTGGCACCCCATAACCCGCTTCAGTTGGGCCACCATCGGGATTTGTTTCCAAACCATTAAGACCCGCTTGAAGATACGTAGTATCAGGCCGAGGCTCACGAACGGCTTGAGGGTCGTACACAGGGTACATACCCAAAGATAACTGCGGCTGATCTGGCTCCCAACATTCATGACAAACCTTAATATCTACGTTTTTGGTCTTTATAACTAGCCGTCTGAGATCTTTTAGTTTGAACCGAAATCCGCATCGGTCACACTGAGAAATCGCAAATTTGCCAGACGAAAACTTATTACCCATTAATACCCACCACCCGTAACAAACATGTTGCGGGGCACAAATCGTACAGATGCTTTCTCACGGTCTTCACCAGAGGCCAACATCCATTGTTCCTCATATGCCATTTTCAGCATATCTAGCCGTGACGCCCCTTCAGGAATCTTCATGGCTATGTAATAGGCCAGCCCAGCCACCATACAGGGCAGTAGACGGAACGGAATATCTTGGGTATTGATGCCATTACCCGCATCCTGAATCCGGCGTAAACGCCAGTAAACAAAGGTATAGACAGGACTAGCCGCCGTACCTTGATCTGGGGCAGGCCAGACGTTGATATTTGGCAGTTCAGGAGCGGTGACTGTGGCTCCAGCCGTATGAGGGGCTGCGGTGGTTCCATTTTGACCACGCAGACAATTTAACAATTGGGTCGAAGTCGTATTCGTGTAGTTGATTGTTTCAGCACCAATCGTCACGTAACCCGTGGCGGGAAGGCCAACCGTGGAAGAAAGGGTAATAGTCGTGTCAGTAGCGGCAATGTTTGCGGCTAGGGTTAACCCTGTCTTTCCAATGCTCCCAGACTGTCGATCTACCCATACCTGAATGGGTCGGCCTTGTGTAATTTTGTTAGGGATAGTTGCATAAGTTGAGACCGAGATTCGGGTGATATTAATATCCGTCTGCGTAGACTGCACCCCGTTATTAGTCCGAACTACGTGCTCTATCAGGTCAATTGTGTCTACCGGCAGGGGATAAGTTACCTGTCCTTGAACGAGTGGGATCTGCCCCTCTTCAATCGTCCAAAGATTTACGCCTCGATTAGACCACTCGATAGTCAACAGATTTAGACTTCTTCTAGCCGTGCGGACGTTATAACCCGAACGCACCTCTGAACCAGCACGCTCAAATGCCTCCTCAATGAGATCATTGAGGTTTAAGTTAAACAGTTCGGTTCCAGTTGTTGTGCTCATTTTATTTTCCTATACGGAGCAACTTTTTTAGCCACGCCTTTAGGTTGTGGAACAAACTGCTTTCCGGCTGCTTTACCGGCTCGCTTGGCACGGGTGGTCGCGGCGTACTCTTGCGAGGAGAGCGCTTTGATGGCGCTGCTTGGGAGATATCTTTCCCCTGTAGCCTGCGATCCTTGCGTAGAAGGTTTGCCACTTTTAGTTCTCCACTTTTGATCAGTCCACGCCTTTAGGGATTGTTGAGACTTCGCCAATCCACCACCAGCCATCTTTTTCTTACGTCCAGCACAATGCGCTTTTTCCGAAAACCCTTTTGGGTTGTCGCAGTCAACCGCTTTTTTGCGCTTGTCCGACCACTTCACTTGTACCCACCACCAGCCTTTTTGTACTGCAAGGCCAACATTTGTGCCTTACGGGCACTCCATTGACCCGGAGCACCCCCCTTGCCGCCAGCCTTAATGCGCTCAAATATAGACTTACGCATACCGGGTTTGGTGTAATTACCAGCCTCGTTAACCCGAGACTCACCACCTTTGGCAAACATTTCAACGTCTTGCGGTTTGTCTTTCCGCTTGATCGTCTTGG